TGCGCTCACGGCGGAGCAGGAGATTGACACTTTGGAGATCGAGCTCCAGGCGCTGGCCGATATCTCCCCCTGGCTCGAGGATTCCAAGCTGACAGAGGCGTTCACCTCGGAGCTGACCGCTCACCTGCACACATTGGAGGACCGGCCTTGGCCAGAGTTCGGCCGTAAGCAGCAGCCGATCAGCCAGTCTCAGCTTGCACGCCTCCTGGCCCGCATCGGGCTTGTCTCCGCTGTCGTTTGGCGCCCGGCAAAGTCGCCCACGGCGAAGCGGGTATCGGCCCGGGGCTATACGCGCGAGAGCCTGGAGAGCGCGATAGCGAGGTTTATTGCCCCTATATCCCCTCCCAAAGCGTCACAGCGTCACAAGGGCCGGAAACAAAGGGCCAAAAAGCCGGGGCTGTGACGGTGTGACGCTTTGGGAGGGGATATACCACCCGAAAACACGTGAGAGGAGGTGCACATGAGCCGATACGACCGCTGGAAGCGGATTGCGACGACCGAGCCTGCCGTTCCCGCGCCGGGGAGCCCCCGGTCGAAGCTGCTGGATATCACCGCCAGCATCGGAAGAACCGGGATCATCCGGCGGGGTGACCTGCGGGAGCTGGCCGATTGCTATGCCCTCGAGGATGCCGATTGGGCCCAGTTCCTCGAGGCCTCTTCCCAGGCCCATACCCTCAAGTAAGGAGACCAGGAATGCCTAAGAAGTGGTCTGAGCGAAAGACGCCGGGCAGATTTCTGCGTGCCCGCGATTACCAGGTGGGAGACCAATTCATCTGTGTCATCACCGCAATCGGCGAGGAGGAGCTCGAGCGCGACGGCAAGGTGCGGGAGAAGACGATCCTTTCCCTGACCCGCGTTGGCCTCGGGCCATGGGGGGACATGGTGTGCAACGACGGCGGCCTGGACGCCCTGGCAATGCTCTTCGGCGACGACGATCCCGCCGCTGCGATCGGTCAGCGGGTCACGGTCCGGATCGTGATGACGGGGCTGGGCCCTGGGTTCCAGATTGGCCCGGCGCCGCAGGCGTCAGGGGAGGCAGCGCCACCGCCTCCACCGCCACGACCGGAGCCGCCGCTGGCCAATACGCGGCCGCGCAAAGCCAAGGGCAACAGCCCGTCGCCTCCGCCCAAGGCGCCGGATCTCAACGACGAGCTCGATGACCTCATCAAGTACTGACGACCGCGCCGGCACGGCCTGCCGGCAGCAGAAGGGGCCGGTGTGGACGCACCGGCCCCGGAGGAGAAACCGCTATGAACACCGTAATCCCGAGAGCCTACAACACCGAGGCTGAAAGCACCACTGCCTGGTGGCACATGCTTGCTTGCGGCATCGCCGGCAAGCCGAAGCCCGTACCTGCCCAGCCCGCGCTGCTCCAGGCGGCCATCGCCGGCAGGAGGGCGGCTGCGTCGGCCAGAATGAAGGCGACCCGGGCCAGGAGCGAAAGGGCGATTGCCCAATTGATCAGGAAGACTGCCGCTTAACCCAGCTATGGAGATGGTTATGACGAATGTCCCGAATATCCCGAATATCCTGTTCCCGGAGTGGTACCCCAAGTCAATGGCTGACGATGACCCTCTGCGGGAGGTGCTCGAGGCGGCCCGGCAGCTGGACGTCACCTGCAACGACGACGAGTTCCGCATCACCAGGAACGTCATGAGCCGGTCGCTGCGGCCCGGAAAGGGCCAGACGGACCATGACCTTGCCGAGCAATTGCGGAAGCTTGCCGAGCTGCTGCAGCACCTCGCCATGGATCCCTGGATGGATGCCCTGCTGCACCCCGAGAAGTGGCCTGCGGGCGCCGGCGAGCCGGTAGAACCGGCGGAAGGGAGGCAGCCATGAGCGACGACCGCTACCTCAGCCAGCTGGAGAGGATAGTCCGCCTGGTCGGTGAGGTTCACGACCTTGCCTTCGCGCTCCTGGAGAGCGCGCGGGCTGGCTTCGACGGTGAATTGCCGAGCTGGTGGGAGACCGACGCTGGGGAAGATACCCAGGACGACCTCCGCAACGTTGCTAGCACTGCCGTGGCCCTGCGGGAGGCTGTGACGGCGATCAGCAGGAATATCCGGGAGCTCGAGGGGCACCCCGTGAGCTGAGCATGCGATGGGCCAGCGCCCTGGCGAGGCGCTGGCCCTGCAGCAGCAACTGGCGGAGGAGCTCTTGGCTTTCCGCATGTATCTACAGGAGCCTCGGACGCCTTCACCCCCTCTCCGGATAGAGAAATGACGTGGCGATGATAGCACAGGGCCTCATCCATGCTGCCGGGCGATCTCCGGGACGCGCATCTGCAGATCTACGAGCTCGCCATCGACGCCTGCGTGCCCGCCGGCTCGCTGCGGCTGTTGAAGTGCATGCTGCGGTGGGTGGATCAGAGCGAGTTCAAGGTCAGTGCACGGTTGATCGCCTGGCCGAGCAGTGCCGAGATCGAGGCCGAGTGCGGCCTCAAGCGGGACGGAATCACCTGGGCCCGGAAGGCGCTGGTGGCCAGCGGCATCCTCACCAGGCTGGAGGAGCGCTGTGCTTTCAACGGACGGGACAGCGTGGCTTGCTATCGCATCAACAGGCACTTGGTCAGCGACCATGCCCAGCGCGTGGCTGCGGTAGCTCACCACAAGGCGAAGCAGAAGAAACGCAGGGAAAGCGGAAATGCGAGTGATCGATCTCCTCGACGTGCCAACGCCGGATGACGGAGGGACTTTGGCCGATGCCGCGCTCCAGATCGCGCATGTGCTCGTCGAGGAGCTCGACCTCAGCGAGGAGGTCCGGATCCACGCGCTCGACGATGTCTGCGCTGCCATGCGGCACCAGTGGTTGCTCGCGGGCAGATCGTTCACCGACACAGTGATCGATGCGCAGGCGTTCCGGACGATGGTGCACCGGGCGATCGTCGCGCTCGAGGCACAGCAGCGGCGGAAGCGGGGGAAGTGACTGCAGAAGCAGAAGGCAGAGCTGCTCGAAACTCTGCTGCAACGACTCAACGGAGGATGACATGACGTGCTACGCATTCTGGATCGCCGATATGTTTCACTACACCGTGCAGGTCGATGATGATGGCAGGCCCGCTCGCGTCTGGTATGACGACCTCGACCATCCCGTAGCGACGCTCGAGTGGAGCAGGGCGACGGGCCAGCCGCCAAGCGGGGATGTGCGTACCGCGCTCGAGGTGTGGGAAGAGCGGAAGAACCGCGTGACGTCTGATCCGCGCTGCGGCGGTGGTGTGCCTCGTGTGTGCAAGCAACCGATGGGGGGCTAAGTTCTCGGCGTCGATGCCCTCAGGAACCGTAGCGCGCAGCACGATTTTCGAAATTGCAAGTTAGACGCTGCGGGGCCGTGGCGTCTATCCTCCCGCCATGAAACCCGGCTCCAGGCCCAGGCCGACGGTGCTGCATCGCCTGCGTGGCACCTTCAACGCCACTCGGCACCGCGATCGCGCGGATCCGGTGGCTCCAGGGGAGCTTCACCGGCCACCGGTCTGGCTGTCCAAGGTCCAGGCGCGCCGCTTCCGCCAGCTCCTGGAGCAGGCACCGCGGCGGCTGTTGCGCCAGGCCGATGGCGGAATGCTGGCGAGTTACGTCGTGGTCGAGGGCCTGGTGGCGGAGGCCAATCGTCTCCACCAGGCCGGGCAGGGTCAGCCCGTGGAGCACCTTCGCGTGCTGCGGAGCTTCCTGCCCATGCTGCGACATTTCGCAGGCGAGCTCGGGTTCTCACCGGCTGGACGTGCTGGTCTCAGGGATGCTGCCGAAGCCGGGCTCGACGATGCCGATACCGCCCGCTGGCGGAAGTTTGACGAGCTCTTCGAGCCCTGCAACGCCCGCAACATCCAGGCGCTGATGGCCACGCGAATCATCGGCCCTGCCGACGAGGAGCTGGAGGAGGTGACCGATGCCGATGCGACCGCCACGGTTCAAGCCGATCCACGTCCGGTCGAGGACGGAGGCGCTCCGGGCGTGGTCGAAGACACATGCGGCATTTCACCCACGGCCGAACGCGACGGAGAGGGGCTACGGCAAGGACTGGCGGGAGCTGAGGGCGAGGTGGCTCCAGGCGAATCCTGACTGCCGGGTCTGCGGCGCACATGCAACCGTCGTCGACCACATTGCCTCCATCAGGGTCGCACCGGAGCGCCGGTTGGATCCATCAAACCTGCAATCGCTCTGCCGCGAGCATCACCAGCAGAAGAGCATGCGGTCCGAGGGCACGCTGGGCAAACGCCGCCCGGCGTAGCCTGCAACCTGCGGTGTTGATACGGCTTTTCTGCATCACGCATCAGAAGCAGATTGTGCCAAGACACTGGTCACACCCGCAATTTTCTGCGGGATAATCGCGATATGCGCTATTTCCTGCTAAAGTGCCGGTGGTATCCGGCATTTCCTGCTTGCAATCGAGGGTAGCCATGCGCTCCACAGCCAGCCGACAGCATCTGCTCGTGAGAGAAGCGCCGATCCAGTCCGTCAGCCGCGACCGCACCATCACCGTGCTGATGAGCGCCGAGACCGAGGACCGCTTCGGCAGCATCGTCCGCCAGGATGGATTGCACTGGCCAGCAGAGGGAAGCCTGCCCGTCATGCTCGGGCATGAGGGTGTCCCTGTCGCCCGGGTCTCCCAGATCCGTCGCGGCGTGACCGAGGACAACGTCCCCGCGACCTTCGGGACCATCGTGTTTCCGGCCCCCGGTGCAGTCCAGGCGAGCGACGAAGCTTATGCCTCTGTCAGGGCCGGGCTGATCGACAGCGTCTCCATCGGCTTCTTCTGCGAGAGCGCCCAGACGCGCAGCGATGGTCTTCTGCAGATTGATCAGGCCGAGCTGGTCGAAGTCAGCCTGGTCAGCGTACCGGCCCAGCCGCGGGCGACGGTCACGGCCATCCATCAGGCCCCGGTCCTGGAGACACGGCAGCAGCCGCGCCAGGAGCTCGCCCGCACCATCGTCCAGGCGCCCCGGGTACTGGAGAAGAAGGCGAGCCTGAGCTCGACGACGATGCTGGATTATGCGGCCCTCTCGGCCGAGGGTGCCATCCAGACGCAGCGCGATCTCGGCCCGGCCCGCGAGATGGATCAGGAGTTCACCCGCCTCATGGGCGGCTATCTGCCCAAGGATGCGCCCAGCAATGCCAAGCGCTTCCCTCTCAGCCTGCTGCTGCGCGACCCCGAGCGCCGCATGGAAGACGCCAAATACGGCCGCAGGCAGGGCGACACCGGCACGTTGCCTGGAGGCAGTGCCGCGGCCTTGGCGTCCGAGGTCTTGCAGCGAAACATGCTGCAGGATTTGGTCGCCGCCATGCGCGAGCAGACCTATTTCGGCAGCCTCGGCATCAGGACGCTGGTGCCGACCGAGCAAGTCTTCGTGGTTCCCAGCATCACCAGCCAGGGCACGGGTGCGGCCTATATCGCGAGAGACACGGCGGCCGCTCTCTCTCCCTCGCCGGAAACTGCAGCCCAGCGCGCCGAGCCCCATACGGCTGCCGTCGTGAAGCGCATCCTGCGCTCCAGCATGGAATACACCGCCGGCATGGCCGAGGAGATGATCCGGCGCGACATGGCGGCCGAGTTCACCCAGCTGATCCAGGACCGCTTCCTCTATGGCAATGCCGTGGCCACGCCCGCCGAGCCCGAGGGACTGATCCGGGCCGGGGTCACCGTCATGCCGGCGGGAGATCCGCTGGAGCCCGAGCGCGGCAATCTCGAGGCTTTCCTGGACGGCGTTGAAAACACACCGTTGGCCGATGCCGAATTGCGTTGGTTCCTGCCGCCGCGATTGCAGCGACGATTGTTCAGGACATACGCCTTCGGCGACCCCGCCGACCCGGACCGCAGGAGCGACGTGATGCTGCTGGCCGACGGTGCGCCGGGCGGGCCGCTGCTCGGCTATCCGGTCATCACCTCGAGGTACCTGCGCTCGACCATCGGCGCGACGCCGAACAACAACCGATGCGACGTGTTTTTCGGCTCCTTCCGCGAGAGCTACTTCCTGGCCTGGCAGTCTGCACTTATAAGTTACAATCCATTTATTGAAGCGGATTGGATGGCTGGTCACGGACGCTTGCGGATACTTGCAGATCACGACTTTTTATTTAGAGATCGGGCCAGATTAGTCTACACCGACCGCTACATGCAAGACATCGCCGGCACCTGGCCGGTGCCGGTGCCGTAGTTTCTCCGCGGTGGACAAACCACCGTGACCATCCGCAGCTGGCTCACCCGCCTGGGTGCTTCGCTCCAGCACCGATCCGCCGCTGGCTGGGACTGGTGGGTTGGCTGGATGCCGTCCTGGGGCTGGGCTACCCCGTCCCTCGCCGGCCCTCCAGTCACAGCTCAGCGTGCTGCCGGCCATTCCGCCGTCTATGCCTGCCTCAGGCTCATCAGCAACGCCGTGGGCACGCCAGAGTGGCGCGCCGTGCTGCGCCAGGGGGCCGGCTTCACGATCGACCAGGGATCGCCTGCAGCCCGGGCTCTGGATACGCTGGACAGCTCTGAGCGCGTCGGCACGGTGTTCGACTACCTCAGCTTCGGCAACGCCTATATCCGCGTCTGGCGCGACCCCTTCGGAATCATCCTGGAGCTGGAGCGCCTCTCGGCTGCGAGCATGACGGTGAAGGCGGACGACCAGGGCCGGCTCTCCTACGCCCACTACAACCCCTATAGCGGCAAGACCGAGGAGCTGGGCAGCGCCGACATCCTGCACCTGCGCAACTTGTGCATCGGCTATTGGCCCAATGTCGGGGTATCGGGGCTTGCCACTTGTGCTGAGACCGTGGGGCTGGCTCTCGCGCTCGATACCTACCGTGGTTCTGCCCTGGCCAATGGCAGCAATATCGGCGGCTACCTTCACACCGAAGCAAAGATCCCAGCCGATCGCGCCAAATATCTGGGCGAGCAATGGCGCACGAATTTCAGCGGCGGGTTTGCCAGCGCGAAGACGCCGGTGCTGGAGCAGGGTCTGGAGTACAAGCAGCTCCGCGGGGCCAACTTCCAGGAGATGCTGCTGCCCGATGCCGCCCGGCTCTCGATCGGCGAGGTGGCCCGGCTCTTCAATCTGAGCCCGTCATTGATCGGCGAGACGCTGCAGGTCAACAGATCGACGGCCCAGACGGAGTTCGAGGAGGCCCACCGCCTCTGCTTCAAGCCCATCGCCAGCGACATCGGCGAGCAGCTCGCCCGCCAGCTCTTCACGGCGAACCAGCGCCACCGCGGGCACTGGATCGATATCTCACTGGAGAACTGGCTGCGCGGATCTGGTGCGCCACTGGGCGATCTGATTTCGAAGCTGGCCACCGCCGGCGTGATCTCGATCGACGATGGCCGCGCCTGGATGCAGATGAGCCCGCTCCCGGACGGCCTGGGAGCTCTGCCGCGCGTGCCCGTCAACCAGAGGCCCGTGGATGCCCCGGAGGCGCCTGTCGTCCCTCCAGCGCCGCCGCAATCGGCTAATCCCATCTCGCAGGCGGCACCTGTCGCCGTGCCGGGCTCCACCGTGGTGGTCTTCCCCGAGCGGCCGAAGGAAAGGGCCCGTGCCGCCATCCTAGATGGCGAAAACAGGGGGGTGCGGCTACGGCCCATGCTCCTGGAGCCGGAGAGCGCCCGCGCCTCGCTCGTGGACGAGGAGCCTGCCCTACCGATTTCGGTAGAGCAGATGGCAGCGCCGTCATGGATGGAGCAAATGAATCAGGCCCTAGATGCCGGCGACGGCGCGCTGGTGGAGGCGCTGCTGGAGGGGCCCGCCACTGTGCCGGTCGAGCTGCCCGAGCCGCCCCGGATGTCTGTCCAACCATTGGACAGACATCCCCCGCCAATGGCGCCGCCCGAGCCCCCCGGGTCAAGCCCGGGGCAGGCTCTGGAGCGCGAGGCGCTGATGGCCCGGATCAGTGCCGAGATCTACGCCCACTTGGCGCGCGGCATCCTGCCCATGTGCGCCGAGAGCGTCGCTTCCATCCGCCTGGAGGCGATAGAGCAGCGCCGGGAGTTCCTGGGCGAGCTGGAGCGGCTGAAGGAGCTCGAGCGCACCGGACGCGCCCTGGCAGCGCGGGAGGAACGCGGCCGGGAGGCCGAGGAGGCCGAGGAGCTGGAGAAGTTTCGAGAGGACCTCAGGCGCATGGTAGACTGAGGTTGCCGCCGGAATCAGCCGGTCCAGGCCCGGTGGCAGGGAGTGCTCGGTGTAGCGAGCGCGTGAGGAGGCCCGGACCAGTCCTCGTCCCCTGGCCGGGCCCTCCCCCTTCGGGGGAAAATCGGGGGATTTCCGTTCTCCCCCTGGCCTCCTTTCGTCCCCCGGCACCTCCAGAGCCTGGAAACTAAGTCGTTGATATGCCCCGATTGTACCCCTCTGTCCCCTCCCGTTCCCCCCTCATGCCGGGGACTGCAAATCCCCGTACGTCGGTTCGATTCCGGCCCGGGCCTCCATCATCCATGG